GCGATCACAGCGCACCCCCCTTGCACTTATTTAACAGTTACAGGTAATAAATGGATGAAAGATGAATATAAAGACAGATTTCCAACAAGGCAACAAGATAGAAAAGACGCCATTGAATTTTTTATGCGTTTGGCAAACGCTAATATTCCTATGATTGCAATTGAAAATCCCATAGGAATAATGAGTACAACTTGGCGTAAACCAAACCAAATTATTCACCCTTGGCAATTTGGACATGAAGCAAGCAAATCAACTTGTTTATGGCTAAAAAATTTACCTAAATTAAACCCTACCAATGTTGTTGGTAAAGGTGAGTTTATTGAATATAAAAGTGGTAAACGAATGACAAAATGGTATGCAGATGCAGCGTCATTAAAACCTAAAGAACGCGCAAAAATTCGCAACAAAACATTTCAAGGCATCGCCGACGCGATGGCAGCGCAGTGGAGTTAAGGCCATACCAAAACACTGCTGCTGACTTTCTCTTTGAGCATGACAGGGCAATGATCTTGGCGCCAGTCGGTGCAGGCAAGACGGCGATTACTTTGACGGCCATGTGGGAGATGATCCGCGACGGCCACGTCAAGCGCTGGCTGGTGTTGGCGCCCAAACGCGTCTGTACTGACGTATGGCCAGTCGAGCGCCCTAAGTGGGCAGACCGCATCAGCATGGCTCTGTGCGTTGGCACACCTAAACAGCGCTTAGACGCCCTTAAAAGCCCCGCCCAAATGGTTGTGACCAATTACGACAACTTGCAGTGGTTGGCCGAGCAGAAGCTGAATTTTGATGGCGTGGTGTTTGACGAACTGACCAGATTAAAAAACCCATCAGGCACACGCTTCAAAGCATTTCTTAAAGTTGTTGACCCCATGACGACGCGATGGGGCTTGACTGGCTCGTTTACTAGCAACGGCCTTGAGGATGTGTTTGGCCAGTGCAAGATCGTTGATCAAAGCCTGCTTGGTCGGTCTAAAGGCGCGTTCATGCAGCAATACTTTGTGCTGATCAACAAGGAGTTTGGTGAATGGGCGCCGCGTGTCGGTTCACTTCAGAAAGTCATGGACGTGATACGGCCGGCCACATTTGTCTTGGAGGCAGGTGAGTATAAGGACAAGCTGCCGCCTTTGCATACAGTTGAACTGGCCTGCACCATGGACATGACGCCGTACAACACCATGAAGAAAGACTTTGTGCTGGAAGGCATCACTGCTGTGAACGCCGCCGTTGTCACGGGCAAGCTACAACAACTGGCGTCAGGTTTTGTTTACGATACGAAGACCACGCCGTCAGAGTCGCCTGGCAAGTTTGTTTCCACGCAACGCCCGATCTGGTACAGCATGCACAAGTTTGAAAGGCTTGAAGAATTACTCGATGAGAACCAGCATGCCAACACCATTATTGTGTACAACTACCAAGAAGAACTTGCCGAACTCAAGCGACGCTTTAATGTCACCACCCTTGACGACACCGACGCCATTAAGCGATGGAATGATGGAAAGATCAGGCTATTGGCCGTCCATCCAAAGTCAGCCGGCCACGGGCTTAACTTACAGCACGGCGGCAGTCACATGGTGTTTCTGTCGCTGCCGTGGAGTTTGGAACTGTACGAGCAGACCATTGGTCGTTTGCACCGCAGCGGGCAACAACACCCTGTGTGGTGCTATATCCTACTGACCAGCAAAACGGTAGATGAAAAAATTTGGGCGGCCTTGCACGACAAGCGCGCCATATCTGATATTGCAATGGAGGAACTGAAATGAGTTATATCGTGGCGTCACTGCCGCCCATGAAATGCTTTGTGAAGCGCGAGTTTTTGTACAACGATCACAAGGGGCACGGCGAGTTGGAGCCGGCCATCTGGGTGAGCCTTAAAGCCTTGCGTGGCCAAGTGTTCCGAATTGAATCGCTATTGCCGGCCTACGGCGCTTTGTATGACAAGCTGCCGATACACGCGTATGTGTGGCACAAAGACGCTGGCAACTTGCCTATTGACACGCTTCAGTTGTGGGACTGCATGGGCTACAGGTTTACCATTCTTGAAAAGATTGGCTTGCGTAACCTGGGCGTAAAGTTTTTGGGTAAAGACCGTGAGTGGCACTTTGGGCGCTACTTGTTCACTGTAGATTTTTGTGCTGACGAATTAAGTTTAGACACGGGTTTTACCGAGCAGGCCGAGGAACACAAGTCGTTCAATTGGATTGCGCTAGACAATGGCCAGTTTGCTTGCCAGCCAAACAACCGATGCCTGTGGTACGACCAGAGCCTAATCCCTGCTGAGACAAAGTTTCCTGACTTCCAAGCGGCGCAGCGCCTGTGGACAGTGGATGGCACACGCAAGTGGTCAGCAGGCGATGATTGGTTTTACGATGTTAAGGAAAGAAAATGAAACGAATTGACCAATGGAAAGCCAAACTTAAAGTGGCCAAGGCCGAGTTGCGCATACGCGACCGCGAAGCCAACGCCGCAGTGCGGGCGCTCATGCGCGTGCGCGGGACAATTACTGAATTGGAGAAGAAAATTGACAACTACCTGGCGAAGCCTTAACAATGAACTTAGCAGGATGAGTGAGGAAGACGTCCTCAAACTGCTTAACGAGGAACGTGATGGCGCCAAGCGCGTTACCATGCTTCAGCGCCTTCATCAGCGCTACAACACCCTGCGCGTAGCACGGGAAAGACTAGAACTACTTAAAGGAGCAACACAATGTTAGAAAAACCACCTTACTCAAAGATTAGTTACCCATCAGTTGCGTTAAAAGATTTTAAATGGGAGCCTGGCTCTGACGTGCAAGCCCTCTGGCGCAAGCATGGCTGGACGCCGCCTTCTGAAAAAATGCCGCCCCCGCCGCCAGAGCGCGTTATGGACATGCCACTTAGGAGAGTCAGGTAAATGCCACGACCAAAACCACCTGAACCATTGACGTTTAGAAACATACGAATGTCAGATAGACATTGGATGATCATGCAAGAACTTGGCGGCGCCGAATGGTTGCGCAATTACTTGGATAAGAACGCCAAGATGCCGGCCAAGTATTACCGCCTTGAACTAGACGCGCCGTCAAAAAAGGAAGTCAATGACTAACAGACCAGACTTTGCAACATGGAGCCAGGCCAACTTGGCCAAGTTTGCCGATGAAGCCTACGCCAAGCTGTGTGAGCAAGACGACCGCATACAGCAGTTACAATGCGATCTAAAGACCGCCATTGAGGCTTACAGGGCGCTAACTAAAGAATAAGGGTGCATTCGGCTTGCCTGCGCTTGAGAAGGCCCGGCAACACCTTGCCGCCGCCCTTAGTCCAAAGCATCAGTTGCTCGGCAGCGCCTTCCCAATCGCCTGCGTTTATCTTGCGTTTGAGGGTTGAAGTCTGCAAACGCCCCGTGCCCAAGTTGTAGGCAAAGTCCACAATGGCGTTGCACTTGCGAACGTCAGTAATCAGACCGGGGCAGTTCCTCAAAACGCCTGGCAAGTATGTATGCTCAAGCTCAATCATCAAAAGGGCGTGAGCTTCTTCCTGACTCATCGGTGGGTCTTCCAAAGTTACCTTGCGCTTGTCTGCGTAATATGTAGAACCGTAGCCAATTGTGGCTACGTTGGCAGGGCAAAGATACGGCTTGGAGCGAAAGCCCTCAAACCGTTTGCACATCTCTGCGGCTAGTTCTAAGTTCATAGGCCACGTTGCTTTAGAGTTCTGTCAAGGAACCAATAGTTAATTGTCCCAGACAACAGGGCTGAGAAGTCAGGTGTCATCATGGTTTTAAACACTTCGGCGGCTGGCGCACCGGCAAGCCATGCGTTCCATGCAAACCATACGTGGATGAACGACCAGACAAACAGCACCCAGTATGTAACCACTGGACGCACAGAAGCGGATAAGCCAGCAACCCAACCTCCGGCAGCTTTGGCCATCGTAGCTTGTTGTTCTATGGCAGACTGAAACGCATCCATTACGCCTACGTCAATAGCGGCTTCCCGCTGTGCGCCTATCTCAGCCAGCTTCATCTGGCCACGCATCTGCTCCAACTCGCATTGGTTTTTGAACATGGCAAGCTCATGCTCACGCTCGTTCTTCTTATCAAAGAACTTTAAGACTTCAGGCGCAAGGCGGAACAGACCGCCAAACACAGACCCCAGAATACCGCCGGATAAGATGTCTAACATTATTTTTTCCCCAGTTTTTCACGTTCTTCAAGTAGGCGAACCTTGACTTGTAGTTCGTTGATGTGGTTCATTAAACTTTCTTTCAAAACGGCACGGCGCTCGGCAGATATAGGGCTGTCAGTGGGGGTACCCTCTTTGGTAATCAAGGCAGGCATCTGGCCTTCAATCTTAGTCAGGCGCTCAGAGAAAGAGTTAACCTGCCCCAACAGCCACGCCAAAGACATGACAACGATTGGTATTACTGCTTTAAGTGCGTCTGACCAATTCATATCAACTCAAACTCCATGCAATTATGTACGTGCCAAATATAACGAAGGCCACTATGCAGGCCGCCGCAATGATTGCTTCGGCCCAGTCTTTCATTTGTCTACTTTGTTGTCTAGTTTGTCAAATATCTTACCAAGCATTTCTTTAATGTCACGCATGTCAGCGCGGTAGTCGTCGCGGGTGACGTAGTTGAGTGGCATAGCCCGCACGTCGGTGTCAAGGCGCTCAAGCGATCTGTAGATGTTATTCAGCACCCAACCCCCTAAGAACCCCGCTAAACTTACCGCGATGTTAAAAAGAACTTGCGTGTCCATTATCTTGCCAATGCGTTTTGGTTTTCTGACGCGGGCATTTGCGCGGCAGCGGCAGCAGCGCGGGGTGCAATTTGCTTTGCCAATTCATTTGTTGCTTGCTGTTGAGCCTGCCGAGCCATTGCTTTTTGAATAGATTCTGCCGTAACTGCTGGGCTTAACATTTCGCGTGCCAACTCCATGGCCAACTTATCGTCTACAACCCCCAGCAATCGTTTGACCACTGCGTTATAAATGGTAATAGGCATGGACAGAAAAGCAGAAGTAGGCGCCACGCCAGATTCTTTACCAACTTGCGTTGCTATCTGGCCTACATCTTTACCGCTTTTTCTGCCCGCAGACGCCAAGCGCTCAAACTCAGCTTCGCGGGCTAAATCGTCACGCACAGAATTGATTGCAGTCAATTGACGGTTGTCTAACCCTTTGGTTAATTCGCCAATCCGCGCTTCCACTGCCAAGGCGTTAGACCCTGGCGGTAAAGCGGGGGCCAACTTGTTGCCGCTGGATTTAGCCATGTCTTCAACGCGCGCCAAGCGCTGCGCGTCTTTGTCAATAACATCAAACCGCTGGCGCAGATTCATTCCTGCGCCGTCATAAATATCAATCGTGCGCCCGTAATCTCGCATAAAGTTAGCGTGCGACATGCCGCCTTGCGCAACCTTTTTGCGATACACGTCTTCAATGCCAGCCCGTGCAATTTTTAACGCGTCTGGGTTGTTGCCAAACAACTGGGTAAATTGCCGCGCTTCCGACTCACCGTTAGGCGTAAAGTAACGGTTTATGACATCTTCAGGTCGAATTTTGTCTTCACCCAAACTGGTGCGCTTAAACAAGTTAGCGTTGACGCCTTCTTTAAACCGAGGCGCGTACTCAGTGCGGTATTTAGATACGGCGTTGGCGTACAGCGTTTTAGCATCGTCAGCCAAGGTGGTGCTTTTACCAATCGCGTCGTCAATTGCGGCATGCAACTGCTTTAAGTTTTTAAGCGTTGTGGCCGCCATAGGCGCGTTGCTTGACGAAGCCGCAGCAATGTCTGCGTTAATGGCTTTGCGAACATCGTCAAGCTGCAACAGAGTTGCTTCAGGCGTTGCTGGGGGCGGCGTAGGCGCTTTAGCTGCTTTAAAACCTGCTTTACCAATTGTTACTGCTTCCGCTTCCGGCACTGACGGCATGAACCCGCGCAGTTTGCGTACCGTATCGGGCGCAGTTTCAGTAGCAAAACTAGACAGCTTGCGGTCAAGAATACGTTCGGCGTCGGCAATAACATTTGAAATATCAATTTTGGCGTCGCCCGCAGCATCAAACGCGGCTTTATATGCGGGTTGAGTTACGTTAGCTTTAACAGACTGTCTTTCAGCGTTGGCAGCAGCGGTCAAGGCCTCACCTACCTCAGACGGGCTAACATCCACCAAATTACGGTCAATCTTTGCTTGCAGTTTGCCCGCAACATTTTGAAACCGTTGTTGAACACGCGTTTCTTGCGCCAATCGAGCTTGGTTTGTTTGCGCTGCTGCGCCGGCATATTCAGTAGCCACACCGGGTAACTCGGACAACTCTTGTTGCAACGCAGAGAATTTGGCGCCCCCAACAGGCGCGGCCACTTGACCCGCAGTTGGCGCGGAACCGGGAACAATTACGGCCCCCTTGCTGCGCAAAGCATTGATAATATCTCGGCCCTTGCCTTCAACGGCGTCTAAATATGTAGCTGATTTTAGGTCTGCAATTTTGCGCCCGTAATTTACCACTTTACCAACCAACGGTGCAATTACTGTAGGCACTGCAGCCCCTATGGCCGCGCCCATTTCGGCGTCTTCTGGGTTAACCGCCGCAGCAGACGCGCCGCCTACGACGCCGCCGCCTACACCTTTTGTTGCTACGTTAATTACGCCTGGTTTAAGGCCAGTTTGAAACCCACCGCTTTGAATAGACGTGGCCAACGGCGTTAAAAATTTGGCCAACGAGGGAGCCATCTGGGCCACTTTTTTTATCGGCGCAGCAATTGCACCACCTACAGGCAACGTGCCTACTATTTGGCCACCTACGCGGCCAACTTCGCCGCCCATTAGGTCGCCGTAATTTTGTTCATATTGTTGTTTTTGTTGCGCTGCTGTTTCGCGCGCGCCTTTGATGCCCAATGCTTCTGTAGCCGCAATTGCCGCAGTGTCAGTGATGTCTTGTAAGCCCCGATAAAAACCAACGGCGGGGGCGTACAACGATTTTAGTACAGGGTTTGACGGTGCAGACCCATACACTGACGGGCCTGCACGCGGGCCGGGTATGCCCCCACCGCTAGGCGCAGGCGCGGCAGTAGGCGCGTCATCGGTTAACCAGTTACCCCCAACAAGGTATGCTTTGACGCCTTGCTTATTGGTTGCAGATTGTGTAATCGGCTTCCATTGGTCGCCAACTAAAACAACACGTTCGCCGGTAGTAGGGTTAGTTGCAGTTTGCAAACTCATGTTGTGCCTTTATTGGTCTGGGGTAAAGCCAGCTGGCGGTGCGATTTGTGTGGGCGCAGCGCCTTCAGCCGCCATATCATTGGTTACAAATTGGTTTTTGCGCTCTTGCATTAAACGAAGAACAGTTTTACCTGCTTCTTTTCTAATTGCTGTTGGCAATGTAGGATCGGCTAATTGACCAGCAGCTTCTTTGTAAGACTGAGTGTCTTTATTTGACTGCGGCCCTTCAAATCGAGGAACCATTTTTAGCACTAAATCTGCAATTGGCGCAATCTTTCCAATTGCAATTGCGCCGGGCGTTGCCTTACCAACAAACCCTGCGCCAATATCAGCTAGTCGGCCAGCGCCGCTACCAGTAGATTGGTCAATCAAACCCCCATCTTTTGTAACTTCGCTTAATTGTGTAATTGCAAAGCCAAGATCCCTATTCGTTTGCGCTCGTTGCGCCGCAGTCTTTTCTGCAAACGCCGAGGGTTTACCTTTGACAGGCGCGCCGCCCTCGCCAGTAACTGGCCTTGCGACAGGCATAACACCTGAAGGAAGCCGTGATGGTAAAGCAACAAAATTACCTTGCGCGTCTTGTTGATAAGTAACGCCTTGATTTTCTTGAGCCAATCTATCGCGCGCCAAATTAAGCTGGCCTTGCGACACGCCAAGTTGACCTTGCGATACTTTAAGCTGACCTTGGCTAGTTATGTCGGCAAAAGTTGGCGTTTTAGTAATTTCACTGCCAGGCACTAGAGTTGCCGCGCCACCAAATGCAGGCGTAGCTATTACTCGTTTGCCGCCACCAAAATCTTGCGAAGTTAACGTAGGCTTTAATTCGCTTGCGCTAGCACCTTGAGCCGCAAGATATGCTTGGCGTTGGTCAAAAGGTATTGACAACAAAGTCTGCTGTGTAACTAAAGCCCTTGCTTTTTCTTCTGGCGAAAACAAGGGCGACGCTTGAATGTCTTCTGTATGCGCAGTAATATTGGCGTCCGATGGGCGACCGCTAATATCACGCAAGGCTTGACCTAACAGTTGTTGTTTTGCTTTGGCTGCCGTAGCAAGGCTAGACGCCGTTGCGGCTTTGCTTGCTTCGGCTGCGGCTTTTTCTTTTCGGTAGTTAATACCCAACTGAGGACTAACTCTAAACAGTTGGCTTTCATAATCAGCAGCGGTAGGGTCTAGCCTGCGCAACATATTTTTCTCTTGCGCGGCCGCTTCGGCTTCACGCATTTGAATTTGCGCCATAGCATTTTGATTTTGCGCGTTTTGAATCTGTGCAATCTGGCCATACTGCGCCAAAGGATTAGCAATCTCTAAGGGTCTAACGCCAAGTGCAATGTTTGGATTAAGTGCCATATTTACCTCTTAACCATTTAAATAATACATATCGGCTAATTGCGCATTTGTTGGGCTACTACTACCTGTACCGCGCAGAGCGTTAAGCAAATTGTTACTGCTTGTGTAGTTTAGATATGTACCTAATCCACCAGTAGCTGCGTTGGCCGCACCTACTCGACCAGCTGCTTGCGCCGCAGCACCACCAGTCATTAGATTGCCTACGTTAGCCGCATTGGCCGCGCCATATTGACCTAATTGATTGGCTGTAGTTTGACCAACACCAGCCAACGATTGCAATGGGTTTAATTGAGCATTACGCTCAGTCTGGTAACGATTAAACGCATTCATGTATTCTTGTGAACCCATGTCCTGACCATAACGCTGTGCGGCTTTTAAAGCCCCACCGCTGATCAAACCACCACGGGCGGCTGCACTGCGGTCAAGCGCTTTCTGACCTTCAGACAAACGAAACGCATAGCCTGGGTCTTGTTGAAATTGAGCCATGCCAAACTTTTGATAGTTTGTTGCCAAAGGCGTCAGCGCGTTAAGTGCAGTTTGACCAGCCGCACGATAGGGCGCTAGGTCTTCACGGGTTTGTTGAAACTGTTGATTCTGAAGTTCAGCAGCGCGATTAGCAGCATCTGATTGTGTAGACGCTGCGCTTCTAGATGCGCTTGCGCCGAGTAAGGCACTTCCACCAATTGCTAGGGCGATCCATGGCATATCAATTCTCCTGTAGGCACTTGGCCAGTTCTTGCGCTTGGGCTTGATCGCTTGGCACAATTAAAACTTCGTCAACTTCGTCCAAATCAGTGCATTCAGTTGCATGAATGCAATACCACACAACATCTGTAAGCGATTTTACGCCATGATGTTTATTTGCCTCAATGGTCAAACAAGCTGGCGCATGAATAATCTTGCGCTCACCATCCACCATCAACTCAATAGAACCACTGGCAAGAATCGACAAATGACTGAACTTGTGTTTATGTTGCACAAGCACATGACCCGCTGGTATCAGCGTTTCCTTTGCGTAAACCCCTGCACTAAAGTGGTGGTTAATCATTAAGTCACCTGACGTCCAGAAACGCGAATATTGATTGCACTGCCCGTGCCTGCAATTGTACTAATAAAGTCACCAACTCCAAGCACTTGGCCAACCAATTCAGGGAACGTATAAACTTCAGACGCCTGAAGTGATTTGGTCTTAGTAATTAAGTTTGTATTACCAGCAGAATCAGCAGTTGTGACCAAATTGACAGAAATTGTAGCGGCCGACGCAGTAATGTTGGTGGCCGTAAATTTGTCAATAAGGGTTGTAACACCCGTTGAGGTGTACTGCGTTGTTTGGGTTGCCTCGGCAAATTTTGCCGGTACAAGAACTTTTACTGTGACAGTCATGGTTTACTCCAAAAGCAAATTGTTGTTAGAGGCAGCTTGCATAATGACCCAATTAGTGCCGTCAGACACCATTGTCGCCCAATTTCCTACAACTGCCAAGAGAATTGCAGTGCCAGCCGACGTACTATCTAGCGGCACAATGTTGCTTGATGCTGAGTTAACCAACTGAGCCTGCATGTTCTTAACCGTGATGACACGGCCAGACCACGCCGAGGGGCTAGGAAACGTCAATATCAAGGCCGAGCCAGTCTTGTTGTTGATAATCCAAGCGTCTGTATCGGCAATCGAATAATTGGCCGTTACAGTCACTGGCGCAGTTAATGTTGAGCCGCCTGAAGCGACCACGCTAACGCTAACAGGTTGTAACTCTAAAGCCTCAATCTGCTTTTGCAGTTCAGCTATTTGAGATTCTAAACTTGGCGGTAAGGTCTGCAATTCTTGACTGATAGTCCGCAAAAACTCATCATAAGACGCAACCAGAGACACAACATCAGGGTTAATGTCGCCGCCTTTTTCTTCGCTTGCGTTATATAGCGACACAAAAAACATGAACCAAGCACGGTCAATTAAGCCCGTGCGAGGGTCAGTCAGCGGCACTCGCGGGGGCGTGACTGGCGTTGGTGTAGCGTTAGGGCTAGGCATTCGTTGGACTCAAAATGAGTTCAGCGCCCATGATCGTAATTTTCACAGGGTCAGTGCCCGACAACTCATACACGCGGTCACGCAATTTAACCGTCATGCCTAAACGACGCCAAATTACACGCTTGTAATATTCGCCGATTTTTCCCATAGACCGCCAATGCTCGTTTGACCAAGTGTGGCCACCGTCATCTGAGAAGCGGAGCATGACTTGAGGCTCACTGCCTTGGCCAAGGTTTAAGCCTACGCCAGACTCGCAGTCAAGTTGCAGGGTGTGTTGGGTTGTTCTTTTAAGAGTGTTTGTGCCCGTAGGCAATGCACGCCAAGAACGCAGCCATTTTTGGATGCCCCCGTTGTCGCTAAAATCATCTAAGTCAAACGCATAGATGTTGCCATTTTGGTAGTCGCCAACAACAACCAGGTTGTTGAATGCCATCTGGCAATTGCTACGATGACGGGTAAACTCTCCGTCAATAAAACCAGCACGCTCATGCCACACTTGCGTTGCCGCGTCATAGACCCACGTTGTGTTAGCGTTAGGAAAAATCAGTACATAAAAACTGTGGCCGTCTTGCTGGTATGTGTAGCCAATAGCGTCAGTTAAATCGCTGTACTGCTGAATCTGCCATTCAACCGCGTGGGTTGAAATGCGAACACCTGTATAACCATTGGCGCGGTAGATAATACCTTGGCCACGACGGTCACGGCCAAGCCAGAACAAGCCATTGTCCATTTTGGCCACTGAGTAAGGCGCTGCGCAACCTAACTCATTAAACGCACCTTGAATGCGTTGCAAAGGGAAATCAGTCGATCCGGTGTTGTACCAGACTTCAATTGAGTTTGTGCCAAACGCCCATACTTCGCGGAAGTTGGACGCCACGGCGACTAGCCCATCAGGTGAGCCTTCTGTACTAGCAAACTCTAAAGGATCAATGGACGTGCCATCAAGCAATTCAGTGACCCACATCTTTTGGCTATTTGGCTCATTAAACACAAAGTAGCCGTCTAGAAAGCACACCGTCACCGCGCCTGGGAAGTCTGGGTCAGTAATCTGCCCAAATGCGCCTGTTGTGTTGTTGTAGATGTAACTAGGGCCGTTGGCCGCAATGAACAGTTGCGTGCCATTGTCGGCCATGCTAACTGCTCCAGTGCCATACACCGTGCCAATCAATGTGGCCGCATAAGCATTGTCGATTTTATAAAGCTCAATGCCCGATATGACAAAGGCAATGCCATCGTTTGATGAGAAAGCCCATAGGCCACGAATCGGGCCAGTGCCAATGGTGTTGAGCAAACGCAAGCCTGGGGCGCGGTTTAGGAACGCAGGCTCTTTACCAGCCTCAGGAACAATCTCAGGAAAAAGATTGACCATTCTGGCATCCGCAGCGTTGACGCTACGTGCCACATAACTAGAGCCAAGAATCGGCGTCTTCATTAGTAGTTACCGGCATAGATGTTGAAACGCTGGCGGTTGGCCACTAATGCGTAAGGCAGCGCCATCACGTCATCTGGGTTGTTGATGCGCTTGAGATCACGCTTAGAAGTCATGGCAATACGCTGAACCTGTGGGCTTGGCTCAACGCCAAACTCAGGGGCAAACTCCATAGCCAAGTTGTATGTGAACGCACGCAGATAGCCAGGCGGGTAAGCCAACACTGTTGACAAGGTAGCGGGCTTGTCTAATTCTTGCACCGACACAAAATGAAACTCTAAGTTTTCCGTGGGCCTTGGATAGAGGTATATCTCAATATCAGGAAACGTCATGTTGACCCACATAACTTGTGGGAACGTGGACGTAACGGTCTTAACAGCAATACCGTTGTACTGCTGTTGGTTGATCATCTTGATGCCATACGACACGCCACTAGGCGCTTTGAAGTATGTTGCATCGTCTAGCAAAATAGGACGGTTGCCTACAAAGTCACCTGTTGGGCCAAGTGTGCGGCTGATAAGACTTGCAGGCCAAGTAAAAACCTGATCTTCTGTGCAAAACACCGACAAACGCTCAGTGTTCCAACTGTCAATCATCTGATTGAGCGCCATCAAAGCGTCTTGTGACGTGGCCGCAGAGGGCGTTTCACCTTCAGCAAGCACGCCAAGGAGCCGAAGCGCCCGATTGATTTGTTCGCCAGCGGTGTACGTTGTCATGCTTAGACCTCTTCAGTAGTCACTTTTCTACGGCGTTTAACTTCCAGCACGTTTACAGGAGCCGCTTCAAGTTCAGAAGACGTATCTGGATTATAACGAGTCCAGCCATTTTTTTCATCTGTTTCGGCTTCAAGTTCCATTGTGGCAATTTTAGCGCCGTGGACAGGATGGACTAGAGTAATGTTCATATTAGAAAAGGGGGTGATTAGCCCCCTTTTGGTTTACAGGACGTGGAGTACAGCAAAGTTTAGTACAAAAGCCTCAGACAGCGCCCCTCCCGAAAAGTTGCGTATTGTGATTACGCAACTTCCAGAGGTTTTGCTAGAAATCCAGCAGTTGTAAGCACCAGCGGTAGCACCAGACGCAACGCTCAGAATTACAACATCATTGGCGCTGATTGTGCTGTTGTTCAAAGTGAACGAAACATTTGTAATGTTTGCCAAAGAGGCGCCGTTCAGTGTGATCTGACCAGCAGACTTGTTCAGCGTGACCGCTGTGGACTTGTCTGTCAATTGAGTCACTGTGCCGCTTGCTTCTGCGGTGTAGCCCAACTCGCCACCAGCCAGTACAAAGTTAGACCCAATGATGTCTTGGTCTTCAAAAGCAACGCCAATTGATTTGGTATTAGAGGTCATAGTTGTTCCTTTTAAAATGAGGGCCGAAGCCCCCATTGTTTACTTCAAGAAGGCCGAGTAAGCCGCGTCGCCAGTACGCACAAAACGGTATGTGTGTGCGCCGAAACGTGGAACAGTCACAGAACCAAAGATCGTAACGCCAGTGCCTGTGGTAACAGGAACGGTAGACGATGCTCCGGTGTTGTTGTTGTTGCAGATTGTTAACTCAAAAGCAGAGCCAACTTTTGCGCTAGGAACGGCTGCATCAAGCAACGCTGCTGTGGGCAGAGTCACGGTCAATGTAGCATCGCTGCCTTTGTTGCAAACAACCAAACCAACAACTACTTGATCAGCGGTCAACGTAGTGTCGCCAGTCAAGGTTGTGGGAATAGTTTGAACCGTCAGTTGTGCTTCGAGCAAGTTGCCGTCACCAATTTGATAACCGCCTGCGCCATTAGGTAAAGCCATGATAATTTCCTTAAAAAGATGTTAAGACGAAAGGGGCCGAAGCCCCGTTCAGATTAGCCCCAGATGCGGCAGCCCATTTGTGGACGGATCGTATTGAAACCGTACAAAACGTCAATACGGCAAGGCATACGGTCATTGTTAATATCGTACTGACGCACGACACGCAAAGAGATACCGTTGTGAACTGCGCGAGCAGCCATGTCAACGCCTTGTGGCAACAACAAGTCCGCAGTGGCAAACGTGATCGCATCTTTGTGATAGACCAAGTTCTGAGCGTACTGGCTAGAAGCCGCACCAACGAACACAACGGCCTTACCAGCGGTAGGGAAGCTGTCCACGGTGGCCAAAGCATTGGCAGAAGTGTAGATAGGAGCAACAGTCACAGTGATTGCAGTGCTAACAGCAGTTGCATCAGCCAAAGCTACGAACTGGAACAACGAACCAGTGGATTCACGGGTCTGTGGGTTCACAGCAAAGCAATCAGCAACAGTGAACACGTCACCGGCTTTAACTGTCAGGCCAGAGCCAATAGTCAAAGCAATGCTTGCAGCGCCTTGAGAAGCCACAGTGGTGGTCACAGAGTTACCAGTGGCAACGCGTGAGCCAGTTGTGTGCTGCTTGATAGACTGAGACATGTTGATCTCGTCAAAACCGAGAACACCAGTGCCCATCATGCCGTTTTTAAACTGCTTGCTGATGGTGTCTGTAGGATTGAACAAACCCTTCATGCCTTCAACCAAACCAGCGTTAGCGGCAGGGTTGACAGTGGCGTAACGGGGGTTCATCACAGCGGCGTTTTCGTTCAGCTTCTGTTGGGCTTGGAGCAAGACCAAAGAAGTTGCGGGCGTAGTGCCAGGTGTACCAACGGTGTTACCGATGGATTTGTACGCATTGGCCACGTCAGCATCAATAGAAGATGCCAATTGGCTGATACGAGGCTTTAACACACGCTCTGCAAAGTCGTCCAATTGCATGGTCAATTCAGCAGATGTGAAGTTAACACCGATGTGCTTTTGTGAAGCAACAGTCAGTGTGGTGAACTGCTCGTTGTCGTCTTGCACTTGCAAGGCGGCTCCGTCAGTAACCAAAGCGCGGTCAGGTAAACGGATACGCAATGTAGAGCCGATTTTTGCGCCTTCAACAGCGAAAGAGTCGTCATATTGGCGGTTTACGTTACGGGTGATCACCAAGTTGTTCTCGAGGATTTCGAGAGCCTTACGGGTGATCATGTCAATCGTCAGAATACTATTAGACATTTCAGTCCTTTCAAAAAAGTCAAAGTTTTAGCGGTTCTGCGCTTCCCACTTCTTTATCTGTCGTTTGCGTTCAGCTTCAATCCACTGCGAATCCGTCATGGTCTTGGTAGACCTTGGATCAGTAGTGTCATAAGCCGACACTCCAACGGAGCGTGCGGTGACAGGAGAAATCGGCGCTGGCGCAGATGTTGTTTTCTTAATCAGGGGCGTTGAAACCAATTTGGCCTCAATTTTCCCAATTTCTTTCGCCTGACCGAGTGGCGTCATGCGTGAGATTCGATCCGCTTCTTTTGGATTTGAGCCAAGGTAGTACGCTAACTCAGGCCCAATGTCCGAAGACTGGATCGTTTCAGCCATCACGTTGGTAATAGGAAGTTTAGGGTTGTAGGCGACTTGTTCAAAATCGTCGTACTTTGTCCTAGCTTCTTCTTCAAGATCGTGATAACTCTCAAGAACAGCCGATTGCTGCTTGGCCGCTTCACGTTTGGCAATCAGTTCTTCAGCTCTTTGATAGGCCAATGCTTCCGCATAGGCTTCAGGGCTTTCAAACTGGTCAACGGATGCAGTTGGCGCAGCTTTCACGATTTGCGTTTCCGCAGACCGATTTAATTGTTCTCTTTCCCACTTACGTTGCTCTCTTGCGAGGCGTTTGCCAATCATCGCGTCAATTTCAGCTTGGGAGTATTTTTTCTCTTCAGCTTGCTCGACTTGATTCTCAGCGACTTCCGGCGTACTTTCAGCAACTTCAGGTGTGGCCGTCACATCCGTGGTTGGCGCGGAGTCTACTTCCGCTAGGGCTTGGACTTCTTGAGTCATTTTTTCTGAATCCTAAGATTCCTCGGTCAACTGGGCCGATACAGTTTAATCTTACACTAATTTATACAGCAACGCCTGGGAATACCCTACGCATGACAATTTTATATGTCAAGCCGTAAGTTGTACTCGTAACATTCATCTGAACATAACTAGGAATGGTGTAGGTCAGACCTGTTGGCGTGCCAGCGGTTGTTGTCAGGGCTACGTTACCCAATGTATAGGTCAAGCCTGTTGGCGTTCCCACAGTTGTTGTTATTGCTACACCGCCTACAGACGCAGACAAGGTAAATGTTGTGCTTCCATTAGTGGCAATGATGTAATAGGTTGTTGGGTCGCTGTAACCTGTAATTGTTCCAGTGCCACCCAAAGTGCCAGAGATTGTGATCGATGCGCCAACAGTCAATGTTGTGGCAGCACAGCTAAATTGCCCAGAAGTTCCAGTAATTACAACTGTTGACAAAGTACCCGTGTTATAGGTGCTAGACAAAGTAAATGTTGTCGTGCCGTTTGTGGTGATAATGTAGTATGTCTTAGGATCGGTGTAACCCGTAATAGAACCTGTACCGCCAAATGTTCCCGCAATCGTTACGGCCATTCCCTCAGTCAATGTTGAGGCTGTGCAACTAAACTGACCCGCAGTACCAGTGATTGCTACTGATGCCAAGCTACCACCCACCAATCTTAACCAAGCAGGATTTGAGCCAGAGTAGCTACGCAATGTGCCATTCATAATCGTGCCAGCATCAAAACCTGTGCTTAGATCGGCTGCACCCGCATAGCATGTGTACTCATACAATGCTTTTGAGTTAGCGGCTGACCCTGTGCTTTCAGATGCAGGGATAGCGTAAGTGTTTGACCATGCGCCATTAGTAAGAAACCCATTGGCAGAATCCATTGTCTCGTTACCAAAAATGACGCTACCGCCAGCAACAGGCACAGTGAGATTTGTACCAATCACCAAATCACGATTGGACGTAATGTCTGCGTTAATTCTTGGCAGATATAAATTGTAGGGATACTGTAGCGTTACGCCACGTTCATCAAACGATAAAGCACCATAGGTGACGACGTTAGCCGCAGTGCCGCTTGTCCAACCATAAGGTTGCACAATAACTGGTGAGCCTTCAATACTGACAAAGTTTCTGCCATTGATTTCAAAGTAAGGCGTGATGATTTCAGCCATACCACCAGCAAGGTGAATCGCACCATCAGTTGTCGTGCTACTGCCACTGTACTCAATGACGCAGTTAATGTATGTCATGTTGTTGGCGTTGGTCTGCGTGATGCCACGCAAGCAACCAGATATATACGCACGATCAACCACAACCGAGGTGCAAGCAGTTCCCAAGTTCAGTTCAAAAGCTAAACCGTATCGGCATTCACCAGCCGTATAGTTGTTAATCCCAATGTAAACGCAACCCTTAATTTCACAACCAGAACCACTGAAGTTAGTCGCACGAATGTTGTTAAATTGGGCGTAAGACGTGCCAGTAGAGAAAATGCCGTAGGTTAAAAAGGCATCGGCCTTTGTGCCGTTGGAATCAAGAATCAGGTTCTCAATGGTGAAAAACTGTTTTGTCTCAGGGGGCGGTGCAATATATTGAATGTCAAAAATAGACGCAGTAGTAGCCGTGTACAACTTTAGAGTTGTTGACATGTCAAAGCCGCTGATCTTTTTAACGGCATTATTCTTACTGATTGTTAAACCAGAGTTTAGGCGGTATGTCCCCGATGGAATAATGATCTCAACTGCGCCTGAATTGATGGCGGCTTGGATCGCTGGCTGGCTATTTGCCACACCAGTTGGGTCAGCACCAAAGTCAAGCACATTGGCTGGTGCGCCAGTGATCATCGAATAAGAAACTTTTGTAAGTGCCATGTCTTACTCCGGTTGCGTAGGCCAAACGATTGTCCAAGGGAAGCCTTCTTGTGTAGGTACATCCCTTAATGCTTGGCGATAAACTTCCCAAACATTAGGTATGTTGGCATTTGCTTCCAAGTTTTTAATCACAACCCAATCTGTTTCTTTGAGTTTGTCATCACGGCTTTGACGCACAGACTTGGCCTGTTCAGCGTCTTTGGCTGCTTTGTATGCGGCCTCATGTTCTGCGGCTGTTTTAGCAGGGGCTTCTTCTGTGGCGGGTGTATCTGTAAACACTGGCCCAAGGATGTGTTTTGTGTACCACTTGCCATCAATCTGCTCGACACCATCTGCTTGAGAGTATTGGTAGTGGTCACCACCAGTAGCTTGTGCGCCTTCAAAGACTACATCAGCACCCAAAGCCTCTAAGACTTCAGTTGTTGTTGTTTCCCATGATGGGCCACCATTGGATTGTTGATATGCACGAAATTCACTTTCGTACATGACTGCGCCTGATTCTTTAATTCTGATTTGCATGATGATTCCTTATGCGATAGCCAAGAAGATGTAAGAGCCACCAGAGGCATTTAAACCTGCAGGTGCTGCGGCTGTGACTTGAAAACCCGTGCTCGTTGTATCTACATAATTAGTACCTGTTACTTCAGCGGATGTAGTTTCAAGCAAAAGATAGGGGTCATTACCTGATGAAATTCCACGGGCTGAGTCATAAACATAAGTGTTTACATCACCAACAACACCAATACGAGTAATCAACACAAACCTTGCGCCAGACGTAAAACCACAGTTGATGGTTTGTAATGCGCCTGTACCTGTGTATGTGCCAACTTTAGAAACACCAGCGCAGGTAGCCCACATATACATTACATAGGTACTTGCGGAAACATTGAGAGCAGAATTGGTACTTAAAGAAACTGTCGTTGAAGTTGGTTGAGCATTAAAGCCAACAGTTGATGAATATGCCCTGCTTGCATTAGAAGCGTTATACCCCCAATCGTCTTTTAAAGCATACGTAGACGCGCCAAAGTTAGCACCAATTATCCAATAGCTACTGTCAGACCTAGATTTTATAAGAATAAACTCTGGAGCTACTGTTAAGTTATGTGTCAAAGATAAAACGCTTCCAGTTCCTGTATAGCAAACCACATCAAATACGGAGGGGGCACGTTGCAGATTCCAAAAAATTGTGTCCGTTCCCGCAAAAGCACCTGGCATTTGAAAACCAGTGTTTGTCCAATAGCGAGTCACACTACCAGTAGTTTCTGCCGCAGTTGAAGAAGATACAAGATAAGGCGTAAGTACTGCTGTGTTTTGGCTGTTAATACCAATAAGACGAGTGCTAAATGTAGTATTGCCTGCATTGCCAGGCCTTAATGCAGTCATTTGCAAATCAATAGGGAAGTTTGTCGTAAGTGAAGTTCCAGTTGAAGCATTTGAAGCAACAGGCGCAAACACACTAGTCCCCACAGTAGGCACTTTCATCGGGCCTCTGCGAATGGCTATGTAGATATAGGTTGAGCCTGTATCAAAACCAGAAACTGAAGAAAACCCTGTTGCAGTTGGTGTGCAGTACAAAGGCGCATTTTCCGCATCAGCAAGATTTGGTTTGAGTGCTCTAGATTCTTGATAATCCCACCTTCTCATATTGTCTACTATCACCCAATCTTGCGCCGCACTGGATTTTTTAAACATTAACCATTGAGGTTCATACCCCAAATTGACAGACATATTAGTTGTAGCAGTAAACGACCCACACGAAATCACATTGTCCGTACCCGTCAGACCAAAGCCTCCTGCGTCATGGGCGAATAAGTAGGCTACGTAGGTTTGACCTGAATCATTTACATTACCCGTAATACCAACAGTAAAAACAGTTGATGTTGGATCGGTATCATTCCAATATGCAGAAGACGCACTAAATGAACTAGTTGCATTTAAAAGTCCTACTTGTGTGCCACCTGTTGACCTATGGTAAACACTCCAAAAACTTCCTGCGCTTGTGCATTTAACAATCATACAGCCAGGAGTTGAACCAAGATTATGTGCAATGGTTCTGCCAGCAACGCCATCGCCCGTATAAGTCACAATATCAAAAAACTTTGGTTGCTTGCGGAATGTCCAAGTGACGTAGGTTTCCCCAACGTCACTTATATTTGAGCCAATAGAAAAACCAGTAGAAGAATATGCCGTTACATTTCCAGCATTAGTTACCGCACTTGTTAAATTTGATGCTAATTCATCACCTAGAGCCAAAGCTGTACTAAATAATCTATGCCTAATGGCAGATGTACGCTGTTTCTGCCAAATAAGGCCGCCTTTGCCCGCCAAATCAATTCCGTTGGTAATTGTCTGTGCCGAATTTGTCCCTAAATAAAGATATGTGCTAAACACATCCTCAATGTAGTTAGCACCACCAGCAGGCGCGCCACCACCAAAGGCATCGTAACTAGCCGCACCAGAAGTTGCTTGTAATGGCATGGTTTAAGCCTTAAATTGTGTGTTGCTTGCCAAGACTGTAAAAGTCGCGCTACCTGTCTTGATAATCAAATAACGATAGCTATCAATGCCACTTGCATTTCCCGCAGTAGGCGCACCACCTAGCCAACGTGTCGTGACTCCAGATGTCGTGCCATCAATCTGCACAGCAGAATTGTAGTAAGCCGTAGCACCTTGAGTCACCAAAAAAGCCACAGTCATTGATTGACCTGTAGTCATCAAAGTATCGAGTGATGTACCGCTAGAACCTCTGAAGTTAACAGTCCAGTTAGCACTTGCACTGGTGGTGTAGTACAAGACAGACTGAGTGGTAATGTCGTAGTTAATCGTTCCAGTAGCCGCAGTAGCTGAAACTGTAGCCACTTCAGCCGCATCGTTTAGGACAATGGCTTGAGCAGATGATGTGCCTGAAAATGTCTGAGTACCAGTAAAGGTGTTGGCTACATTGGTAACAGGAATATTAGCCGCTGCCAAAGACGTTTGACCAGTGCCACCTTTAGCTGTTGTGATAACGCTAAGACCTGGGGTAATGTCAGAGATAGCCAGCTTTACTGTTGTTGCAGCTTGAACAATCGGCAATACTTCCGTGCCCGCAACGGGCGTGGTTGCGGCGGGTAGTGCGGAAATTTTTGCGTCAGCCATAATGAACTCCGATTAAGTAAATGATACTTCAATGCTTGAAGTAGTTGGCGGTGCGGTTGAAAAGGTTAATGTGGCCCCAACCACTGTGTATGTATTCTTTTGCTGATACACACCGTTGATATACACATTTGTGGTGTTTTCACTGGTTGGCGAAGCGCCTAATGAAAATACGGTAGTTGAGCCGTTACCTGAAGTGTTAAAAATTACAGGAGAGCTAACCTCAGAGCCACCAGCAGCACCAATACCCCAAAGATTGTCATAAGTGGCAATTAGTACGTTTAAAGAAGTCTGCAACACAAATTTATATTGTGTTGAGCTTGTTAGCCATATTTCACCGCTTGGCACTCGGCCAGCGGAATCCAAAATAATAGGATTAGTGTGGGCAACATTACCCGCAATTGTTGTAAACGTGGCGGCAGGGGTAGTTGTACCAGCAGAATAAGTGAATAACTTCCCGCCAGATAAAATGACGCCGTAGTTGTCAAAGAACTGCGTTGCAGCACCGCCCACAGGGGAGAGAAATACGGCCATTTAGGTCACTCCAAAAGAATCAAGCCACCGTCCTCTTGGACGAGATTGTCACCATTTTCGCACAGCAAATTGTCTACCCCAACACCACCACCGCGTGTGCCAGTAAACAACGTGACAATGCCACCAAGGCCAATGCCTACGGCGTTGCGAAGTGCGACACCAAAGCTCATTGCTTGTTAATTGGTTTGCAGTACGCAATGCCGTCTGTGCTACCAATTCGTATCACACTGACACGCCAAGGCGCGCCGCTTGTGCTGAGTGTTAGAACAAACGGAATAGGTGTGAAAGCGGGGATTGGTGTGCTGGCACTGGTGGCAACAGCCCCAACACCCACCTCAACATAGCAAGGCACGTCAGCCCACACTAGCACACCTTGTGGGCCAGCGTTCCATGCGGTTGTGTTGCCAGCACTAGCGCCTGCTGTTGCGGTAAAAGCGGGAAAATCCGCTTTGCTCATTGGGTTAAGTAGTTCCATGATGATCCTTATGCCAAGAATTTTAACTTGTATAACGTGCGGAGGTAAATTTCAACAATATTATCTATCAATTGTTGCAACGATGAATCAGATTTATCACACACATCGTATCTTGCGGCTTCAATTTCAGCAAGTGAATCTTCTAAAAACTCAACCACATTGGCCGTTTTCTTAGCCGAATTCAAGGTAATTGGGCCAATTAAACCATACCGTCCTTGGTAGGCTTCGGCAAAGTCATCAGCCGCACCAATAATGCGGTTGTAGAAGATATTGAGCGCTTCGTGCTTGCTAAAGCTGCGTGTGTTCAGATGCACAGAATGTGCAACATCCCGCGCCAAAAACAGCAAGCCTAAAAATTCATTTGCTTTCATTGTGGCATTCCTTGTGGAGGCATCATTTGTTCTGGCGGCATCATTTCCATGGGCATGGACTCTTCGCGCATATCAGGCATCTGGTTGACGATGTTTTGCGACTCCATGGCCGCAGCAACCACGCCCATGGCAATGTCTTGAATCTGCTCTTCAGTCATACCCGCCTGCACTGCTGCAATTCGTTTGGTTTCAGCATCATAAAGTTTGATCTGAGCCTCAAAGTCCTTGCGTTCCATGTCTTGCATTTCAATAGACTTGCCAACATTCTGGATCATCTGGTGCATCTGCTCCATCTCAGCGCCCATGGCTTGAATCTGTTGCTGGGCAGCTTGCAATGCTGGATCTTCGTCGCCGTCCGACAAGAACTTGGGATCAATCGTCTTGGCAAAGCGCTTGCTCATTTCTTGGGCGCCAGGCCAGTCCATGTTCTTCACAAACAAGTCGCCAGCCACTTGCCACAGTTGGGGATTACCCTGTAGCAGTTGAGCCATGGCTTCTAGCGCCTCTTGGCGCTTGGTTGCGTAGCCTGGGCCAGTGGTAGCCACCACGTCGTACTTGCCGACGCCGGGGTTGTAGATTTTCTCAATCACAATACCCTGCTCATTGACAATCTTGTTCACGGGTTGCGGCTGGTCAGGGTTGATCTTGACCATCTTTGTTTCGCCGTCTTCACCAATGATTCGAGCGATACGTTGTGTGTCGTAAATCTTAGGGATTAGGTCAACAAGCTGACGGGCAACGTGCCTTACCGCACGGGTCAGGTTGTCACCGTAGTGGTATGTGCCCACATCACCCTCGCGTTGGCGTGCCAAAATGGCTTTACCTGAGCGCTCGTTAGAACCCATGCCCAAACTGGCGTTATATTGACCCGTTGTGGACTTAATGTCCTCAGATGCGCCTGCTTTGGCCTGCAATAGACCGCTAGAAGCCATTGGCGGCTGGGCACGCTGGGGTAGTGGCAAGACCGCACCTTGGCCGTCTGTAACGTCTGGATTGACCTCAAGGTACGGCCAATTGTTTGTGTTTGCCGTCTTCCACTTGTCCTCATAGCCCTCAAACTGGCCACCATAGCCAATGAAAGGTGCTTTAGGCGCCAAAGCCAGCATCTCAGCTTCTTGGCTAACCCAATAGTTGTACATGCGCTGGGCATCTTTGGCGTTTCTGACTAGGCCGCTGACATAGAGGCGGCCATCCACCTCAAACTCATTACCCACCACGCGGATAACTGGAATCCACTTGCCAGCCCATTCTTTTTCTTCAAGAATCTCATACCCGTTGATCTTGCAATACTTAACCCGTGGACGCTCAGACTCGCGTGACTTGATGGGCTTGCCAAACATGTCTTTGAGCATCTTGTCTTCAGGCGTACCTTCAAAGGCCGATTGATTGCCAGGGTACAAGTTCAGTTTGGTGGTGTCGTACTCAATGTAGTAGTAACCAGCAATGCGCACCGTGTCTTCGTTGAGCCAATTACTAATCGACTGATCACCCACACCAAGGGATTGAAGTGTCGAGATAGGCGCAGCGTCTGGGTATTGGCGCTCGTACTCTGCTTTGGTCAAGTCTTCAGTGATAAAACAATAAGTCGCATCTGCACCCGTTGGGTCTTGGATCAAAGGGTCCATGTACACCGAGAACGAGTTACGCACACGGCCAATCTTAATGTCTTGGTCAAACGTGTTCTCGTCGCAATACTCGGTCATCAGGGTGATGTACCCCTCGCCGTAGGCGACTTGGTTTTCACACGCTGTGTCATAGGCCACATCAGCGTCACTCATATACTCAATGTGGCGAATCATGCCGTTGAAAATGTCTGCCACTTCCACGTCAGCGTTGTCATCTACGGGGATGACCTTGGCGCCTGGGCGGTTCTGACGCATGTCATTCGTCACTTGACGAACGTGCTGCGGCAGTTTGTTAATCGTAAGCGTTGGCCGTGCGTTGATTGTCTGACCCTGCACCGCGCCACGGGTGGCCAGTACGTCAGCAGGCCACTGCCAGTGGTTGTCAGGTGAGCCAGCATAAAAACGCAAGTCATCTATCTCATCTTCGCGTGATTCTGCAAGCGCAGAGACAGCCATATCCAGCCGCGCACGGGCAGTTGTCAGAATGTCTGAATTAGATTTAGGTGGTTTGCCACCAGCAGCTACGTTAGCTGCGGCGACCATGCCTGTTGGATCTGCCATTAAAAACCCCTATTGATAAACTGAGGCGCAAGAACTAACAAACCGCCACAAACAGTCGCGGCGGCGTCCAGCATCTCTGGCTGCTTGTTTTGACGCCAATCGTACACCTCTTTACCAATGGCAAAGCCCGCGACCACCAATAAAGCCAGTGGAAGCCCCACAATCGACACTATGGCTGCGATAACCGCGCCATAAACTGCGTGGTTGGCTTTGTCTTGGGGCAGCACTGGTAAATTCATTTTTTCTTTGCTGTTTTGGCAGACTCTTTGAACGCCTTGGCAGTCGGTGCGCCCTTAGCGCCTGGCTGGCGCATCTTTTCTTTAGAACCAGCGGCTATGCGCTCACGTTTTGCCGCGATATTTGCATAAAGTCCGGGCTTTTTCATACTAACACTTCCATCGTTTAAGAGCTGCTTTAGCGCGTTCACCGTCTTTGGCGTTGGCCGCTACTGCGCCCATTCTTGCACAAAATGAATCTTTTCGCCCCTGATCTGCTTTGGTCTTAGGATTGGGCGCTGGTGCTTTGAGGTTAGAACCAGTGGCGGCGTTGTACTTAGCGCGGCCTTTAGCGGTCAAGCCAGCACCTTTAGATACGGGCAACTTTTCGCCGCGGCCGACGCTTAAAGACACACCTTTTTTAGCCATTACGACCCCATCCAAGAAGTAGTCACCACGCTTCTGTCCGAATACATGCGGCGCTGCGTGGGTTCACGCGCCTCACGGTGAGCCACAGGGTATGCAAACGTCACACAGATCGCGTCTGCCGCGTCTGGTGAGGCCAAGCCCCGTGCTTTCATGTCCTTTTTTGACTCTAAGAAGATTGTACCCTTAGAGTCGGGCTTCATCATAGGCGAAATTAGATCAGTTTTGAGAAATCTGTCAAGCGGAATTGAAGCCGTTTTGAGCCAATCTTTCATCGACCCCCACATTTCAGCCCTTTTGTTTCCATACATGATGGGATTCTTTGACTTGTTGCCAAAGTTGATGCCCTTGATTTTGTAGCGCTGCTCTTTGAGCCTGTCCACAATGCCGGCGCCCAGCCCGCCTTCGTCAATCACCACCAGCGTAGGCTTGAACTCTTCAATCACCTCAATAATATGACCTACTACCGTCATGGTGTCGTCGCCTCTGTGCCGGTCAATCCGCACAATATCCCGCCCCTGCCTGATGGCGATCACTGTCGCATCCGCGCCGAACCTAGCAGGGTCAACACCGATCACAATCGGCGCTGACTCGTCTTGGTACTTAGGCCGCTTCATTGCTTCGTCCACAATGTTGGCCGGTATGAACTGATCGTCGCCCTCAGAGGGGAACTGACCGTACACCTCGACGTGCGCCTGTGATGAATCTGGCCCATACTCGTCGATGATGCCCTGATACACCTGCTTGTCTGTACCCTCGACCGTGCGGGCGTCAACCACCTTGGTCGTCCAAAAGCCACGTTTGCTGTTAAACGTCTCGTAGAAGTACCCCGTGTTGCGCCGTGGGTTGGAGAACGCCATCCAGAACCTGTTGGGCGTGTTCTCGGTAAAGAAACCCGCCGTCACAGCCCAGATGCTGTCGTCGATACCCGACGCCTCGTCAAACACGACCAGCACACCGTCGAAGTTGTGGACACCCGCATAAGCGTCGGGATTTTCGGCTGACCAGAGCCGCCCCTCGACGCCCCAGTAGCGCGTGCCCTTCTTAAGATCACGCTCGACCAATTCCGTGAGCCACTTAGCCGGCATCAGTCTGGTGGCGCTCACCTCAAACCAGTGGCTGTTAAGGGACATGGCCAGCCACTTGGTTATTTCGGCCCAAGTGACTGATCTAAGCTGGCTCTCCGAGTTAGCCGAAATAATGGTTGTTGAGCCAATTCGCGTGGATAGCATCCAGATTGTGATCCATGACACCAAGGCCGACTTACCAATACCCCGTCCAGATGAGACAGCATGGCGTAGGGTGTTGAAGTCTATTTGACCTTTGTTCTGTGTAATGTGGTCTGCAATATGTTGTAAGACCTCACGCTGCCATTTGCGTGGGCCTTTGAAATGTTCCAGCGGTGTGCCAGGCTGACCCCAAGGAAACGCGTACATTACAAACGCCAGTGGGTTGTCTTTGATATGTGGCGCCCACAGCCGCGCCATCAATTCCTGTTCGTCTTCAGCGCTGTATATGGTCGATTGCATGTGTAGTCGGTTCTATGATTGTTGCGTCGCTCACATCTAATACGCGCCTTTCGGCTTCGGCCAATGCGCCAGTGATTGATATGCGCTGATCCACCTCAACAGATATGGCTTGCTTGGCCACCCAGCCGTGCTGGTGCTTTAAGACTTCTAGCGCCATCTTAGCGTCGCCATCTAGCGCGGCGGCCCTGACGATGTTGGCCATTTCTATCTCAGCGTCGGCTTTGCCTTTTTGCGCGGCCATCTCAACCACGGGGTCAAGTTGCGTAAGTTGTCGGTATTCGGTGGGAAGCATGCCGGCGGCCAGCGCTAGCGTGTCGCCTTTGAGGCCAAGTTTGGCGGCGTCGTACACCGCTTTTAAGCGCGACTCTGTTGCCTGCACATTGCGCGGTGTGAATGGAATTGAATAGAACATGAATTCTCCATGCGGTTGCACGTTTGTGAATTGTAGCAAAAAAAAAATTTTGTTCACGGCCCGTACGTTTCTGCTGGCCCTGTGCCGCCGGCCCTACCCCCTCCCCCTCGGCCTGAATGCCACCGGCCATGGCGCCGCATGCCGGCCGGCCGCGCGGCCACCGGTAGGCGCGCGCATGCTGCGCGCTGGCGCCAGCATAACCGCGCGGGCCGGCGTGCCATGGTCATTTGGGTCATTTGGGTCATTTGGGTCACGGTTTTAAATTGCAAGCTGGCGCCAGTGGCCATGGTCATTGGGTCATTTGGGTCATTGTTTTTTATGTGACCCAAATGACCCAAAAAGCGCAGATCTGGCGCCCAGGGAATTCCCCGGCTTTGGGTCATTTGGGTCATTTGGTCATCGTTTTAAAATTGGCGCCGGTAGACCCGTCAACCTATCGTTACACTGTCTATATATACAGTATATAAATTATTGATGTTATCTGTAAACAATGACCCAAATGACCCAAAGCATAATGTTCCCCAGTATTGGCGCGCGCTAGCGCTTGGGTCATCGCAGCGCGAATGCATAACCTAATCGCGACCCAAATGACCCAAGGTTATGCAATTTTTGCATAACTGTAAAATAATTGTTGACAGTGTAAAAGAATCGCTTACAATACATTCACCGCGCGACAAAACGCCGGTAATTTCTAAACTACAGTAAAGGCAAACTATTATGACTAAATCAGAATCACGCGAAGTTGCATTGTGCGTTAAATACGCCGCCGCCGGCTTAGGCCCTGACTATTTAGCGCGTGCATTGTCGGCGCTTTATCGCGCAGCCAGCGCAAAATCGCAGCGCGAAATTTTCGCCCTGGCTGATGACATGGGCGTTATCAATAACCCCGAATTTATTATCTAAACCAAACCGGCCGGCGCAAAGCCGGCCAACAACATAAAGGCAAAACAACATGAAAAAAGCATTATTTTTAGATATCTTAGCGGCCGTCGTTATCGCGGCCGCGCTCACTGTCGGCGCCCTGGCGTATTTTGACGTATTGGTAAAATAACATGCACGTACATCTCACACTTAAAAGCGCGAACGTCAAAACCGGCCCGATTCCAGTGTCAACGACGGAGCGCGACTCATGCCCGGCGGATTGCAAAATGAAGGCCGAATGCTACGCAGCCAGCGGGCCGTTGGCGCTACACTGGGCCGCCGTATCCATGAAAACGCGCGGCACAAGCTGGGAAGAGTTTTGCAGCACAATCGCGCGCTTACCCGACAATCAAATTTGGCGCCATAACCAAGCCGGCGATCTACCCCAGCAAAACGGCACAATTGATCCTGTTAAATTGGGCCAACTTGTCGCGGCCAATAAAGATAAGCGCGGGTTTACTTATTCGCATCATCGCGACGCCGCCAGCATTGCATGGATCCGGCATGCCAATAATTGGGGTTTCACTGTCAACTTATCGGCCAATGATTTAAACGATGCCGATTATTTGGCCGATCAAAACGCCGGCCCCGTCGTCGTCGTCCTACCGTCAACGCAAAACGAAAACCTAAAAACCCCAGCCGGCCGGCCGGTCGTCGTTTGCCCGGCCACCCAGCGCGACGACGTGAGCTGCGCGACGTGCCAATTATGTCAACGTCAACGGTCCACAATTGTAGGTTTCCCGGCTCACGGTTCCCGTCATCGCACAATCAACTTAAGGTTAGCAGCATGAATAAATTATTCCCCGTGATATCCGCCGGCCAGCCGGTGCCTTGTTTTAATTGCAGCCGGCCACTGGCTGGCCAGCCGGCGCCAGTAGATAACCCGCCAAGGCGCGGCCAGTGGCGCGCGTATTGCAGCGCGTGCGACATGTTTACATTTTTTGATAAAGGGGCACAAAATGACCATTAAGAGCATGAGAGCAAAATACCCCGGCCACTGTAGCCGGAGCGGCACCAGGATAAACCCCGGCGACGATATTAAATTTGACACTGTAACGCGCCGCGCATGGTTAGAAGAGCCTGGCGACTCTCGCGTTGTTTTTTACGGTGACAACGGCCCCAGCACGTTCTACCGTAACCCGCGCGGCCGGTGTATTGACGCACCATGCTGTGGCTGTTGCACTATCTAGCACGCGACCTTATGCGGCCCTGGTGGCCGTATAGGGGCGCGCGCTGGTGCGCGCTATAACCTAAGGGTAAAGTATGAACGAAGACCTAATGAACGCGCTGCAAGCGCTTATTTTTTACGCCGACCTAATCGCGCCGGATCTACCGGACAACGCGCGCGCCGACAATTTCCAGATTGCATTAGATAAGGCGCGCATGGCCTTAGATAAGGTGGCCACATGACCCACTATGACAAAACCCTCATTACTTTCCACCGGGGCAATGCTTTCGCGCCAGAGGGCATAGACGCGGCGCCGTTCGCTATTTTGACGATCAATGACCTAATTGACCGGCAATTGATAGATGCAATATGCGCCCTAGTGCGCGAACACGTCAACAAGGCGCACGCCGACCATTGCAACATTAAATTAAATTTAGAGGACTGGGACGTATGAAAACCGTAACTATTGGCCGCACGGCCTACAAAATAAACGACGACCGTGACATTTTCACAGAGCATGCAAAATGCACCGGTAAGCATAGGATTGTGAAAAGTAAGGGCCCGGAGCGCCGTTATTTTCCCGATTACTTTTATTCTACGGCCGACTATGTGACGCGCTATTACGCGCTAAACAGTGGCCGGGGCCACCAGGGCCGGGGCGCGCCGTACGGCGGAGAAAATACCCTCACGGGGTTTTATGAGAATCTAAACGAAGCGCCGACCACCTATTACACCGAAGAGGATCTATATGAAAACGAAGGATAATCTACACCCGCTCATGCGGGAAATAATCGCGCCATGGGCGCCGCTCACGTACGCCGACCATTATTACGTCGATCTTGGGTTTAGGTATGAGCGCGGCCAAGTGTCAGAGCATGAATACAAAATGGCCCTAGCTGAAGGACCCGAAGCGCGCCGGCTTATGAGCCGGGGGGCCATGGAAGCAATGCGGAGCGCCTATTGATGATTTTTTTATTCGCCCTTATACTGGGGGCGCTGCTGGCGGTTCTTTTGGATCTGTAGCAGTTGCCATCCTCACAAGGCCCCTAGTAATAGGGGCCTTTTTTTATGTTGACGTCGTGGGCGGCGGCATTACTTCACCAAGCGCACGGCCAGCGGCGCCGGTATATCCTCAACCATGCGGCGCAGTTCTGATTTTGGCCGGCCGGCCATCTCTGGCGCACAAAACATGTGTTTTTTACTTTGGAAGTCACCGGACGCGACGCGGCCAAGATCGACCCACCCAGCCTCTTTGAGCGCATGCAGTAGGGCCGGCTGGGGAACCTTCACACCGGCCGGAGCGGCGCCAGCCACGCGGTCACACAATGCATGGAAGGGGGACGCCACAACACCTTTGGAAAACTCACCCAGGCGCCCGCGCATCAGTTCGACAAGGTATGACTCGGCCATGCTCATGCCATGCTCGACAAGGTTTAATTTAAACTCGGTCATCATGGGGGCTGCGCCTGGGTTAAACGCGGAGACGTCGCGGGCATGCAGCCAGGCGCCCACGGCCGCGAACCCTCCGGCCTTGTACCAGGCCCACATGCGCGCGGCGGCGTCGGTACTCATGCGCGGCGCATGCGACCAGACGCACATCCAGCGGCGGTCCTGCGAGTCTAGGCTAATCGGCACGGGGTCATTAGAGAACGCAAGGACAAAAACCCGGTTCGCCATTTGGTAGGGGTGCAGGCCCTTACGGTTAACTGTCAGCATTTCAGGCGGCGCGGCAATGATGGGTTTTAATTTGTTGGCCAAGGCTCGGCGTTCTTTTGCGTCCGGCTCCTTCAATTCATTCAAAATCAAAATTTCAGATTCTAGGGCATAGCCAAACTGCGACGACATGGTGTCATTGTCTAGCAGGCCACGGTTTTTAAGGTGGGGGCCACACACGGCCCAAATGAACGGCGCCCACATGGTATCTTTTCCGGACCCTTGGTCACCGCCATGCAGCACGGCGTGATTGATCTTGATGCCGGGAAATTGGATTTTGAAGGCCATCACATTCAAAATGTGATCTAGTTCGCGCTGATCGGGCACAAGGGTTTTGCAGTGGTCCATCCACAAACCAATGTCACCGGCGGCCACTGGGGGCCGCGCGTCGCGCCAGCGGTTGCCGTACAGATCACCATCACGGGCCACAATGACCGATTCACCAGCGGCGTAAGTGATCCCCACAAGCGCCTTGGCGCCGTATTCCTGGCGGTTTTCATCAAAGCAAATTGACGCCTCGACTTTGGGGCGCTTGCCATGGATCGAATTGCAGGGGATATGACGAAACAATGCGTTAAAGGTGCTGCGGGAAATTTCGCGGCGGTCTTGCATGTCAAAATAAGATTCGTCGTCTTGAATGTAAGCAAACCGGCCGTACCACTGCGCCTTCTCAACGCGGCCCAGTTCTTTGCGCTCGACCTCGGCAATGATGGCCGCCGCCGCGTCAGGGAATGCTTCGGTTGGCTTGATCTTGGACAGGGCTTGATCCATGGCCAAGGTCAGTAGCTCATCACGTAAGCCAGGGGCATGCTTTGGGCCGCCGTTCTCTGACACCCACTGCAAAAACAGCGACGATCCAAACTCGACGCAGTGACTGTGCAGGCAGCAGTAGGCGCGGTTAGCGGGCATGTAACGGCCTTCAGGGTTGCCGTCTGTATGTTCGGCTGAATTGGGACACATCACGCCGGCCCAGCCCTCTTGATTGGGTTTAGACAAAAGCAGGCCCTGGCTACTGAGCCACGCCATCACGTCATCGGCGCCATCGTCTGACAAGCGGATGGGCTTGAACCCCACAGAGTCGGCAGGCGCGGGCACTACGCCAAGCGCATCACAAATTTGGTCCAATGTAAAGTCACGCGCTGGGTGGAACTCCACCAACTTAGCGGCGAAGTTGTTGCGGTCTGGTTTCAAGTTGATCGAACCAGGCAAGCGGAAATTGCGCACGGCGTTAATGGCGCCCTTGTCGGTGTAACCCGCGTCGGCGATGGCCTTGATCGCGGCGCTGAAATCGGCCTTGGTAGGCTGCTCAGAGAATGCGTAACCCCACTGAAACGACCCTTCTGACGTCTCGATCTTCCATGTCGGCTCAAGTGGTGGGGTGGCCGCTTTCGTGCCTACGTCGTCCAGCACCATCACAAGCACATACTCGCAGTTGGCGGCGCTGGCGCTGACGTGGCCGTCTTTGAAGCGGTCGATAATAAAGCTGGCCGTGTTGCCGTAGATCGCCCAGTCGTCTTTGATGCGTGCGGTAGGCAACATAGCCGGCCATGTGCATTTGATTGCGCCGTCTGCGTGGAATTGCAGTTCTTTGCCAATAGGTTTCTGACGCACAATCAGCGCAGTTTCGCCTTCTGGCGCCAAAGAAATTAAAAAATCAAGAAAGTTCATTTGCCATACCTTTTCATAGTTTCTACTTCAGCGCTCAAGGGCAGGCCGTCTGCCCATGCTGGCGCTGTACACATCACACGTTTTAGATTTTGTTCTGCATCAGGATCAGAAGTCTCAAGTACGATTTCATCATGCACATGCAGCACAACGTCGTCGAGTTGGCGCAAGGCGTGGCGAAGCAAGTCGTTGGCCACTGCCTGCGTTACATTTTCACATGCCAAGCCTTTCCATAGACGGGCGCGTGGCCATTCTTTTGCATCTTGCGCCGGCTTCCATGCCGCTTTGGCATAACTGACGCCCTCTGATTCCAGTTTGGCATAGGGGTAGCACAAAATGCGGCCAGAGGGTAGGGCATACCACAGGTGCAGGCCATCATATAAATATGTTATACGGCCAGCTTTAAACTCACGCCCCTTGTTTCTCATTGCTCTGGTGTATGCGTCCTCAAGCGCCGACCAATAAGGTACGCTCCAAGTATTAGCACGCCGCCAGCCAGCCACCATGCGTTTGGCAACTGGCTCAGGAAGACTGATCCCATAAGCCCGACCCATAGCAGCAAAAGCGCCCACGCCGCCAGCAAATCCACAGGCAAGTTCTTGAACCTTCCCGATCTGGCGCTGGTCGTCGGTGACGTCGGTAACTGAGATATTGAACGTGGCTGCGGCGTTGACTTTATAGACGTCTCTGCCGGTTCTAAAAATCTCCAGCTTGTCTTGACCTCGACCTGAGAGCCATGGATTGACCCGCGCTTCGATGGCCGACCAGTCGGCAACGACAAGGTGCTTGCCGGCGGCGGGGATGATTGCGGGTCTGAGCATTCCTTTGAGAACATCGGTAACGCGCTTTCCATACCGAGGCACGATTGCGTGCCCTCTGACCATGGCGTGCCTGACGTCGTCGGGTTGCTCTGCGCACTTGCGGGTGAAGTTGTGGACTTGCGCGCCGTAGGACGATGCTCGGCCTGTTGCTGAACCGCCTGCAAATACAAACGCTCCTCGGACTCGCTCATCTTCAACATCTGCCAAAGCTGCAAGTCTGTTAAATTTTGCGACTGACGATGCCCATAGGTCGTCTGCGCATTGAATGACTTCTTGAACATCGGGTGGCACTCCTTCACAGTTTAAAAGATTGGCTCTTACGGTTTTGTCGATACTAACCTTGTCGTCTTTCTGCATCAGCTTGCGTGCTTCTTCGTCCACGCGATCCCAAACCCACTCACGCATGCGGGGGCTGCGAACGCTGGTGATCACGCCGTCGGTGACTTCTTTGACGATCTCTTCAATCTCGATCAACTCGTCTGACGCGTACTTGACTGCGGCGTGGCACAACGGCACGTCCACCAGCACGCCACGGTCGTTGATCTTCTCGTTGACGTGATAGTCCAGCAATTCCTCGGCTGACAAGTCGCGCATGCCCTTGCTGATCGCACGCATGGCGCGCACGTCTTGCTCACAATACTTGATCATCTCGGCCATTAGTTCAGGCGAGTCTTTGAATGGCGGCACGCACATCAAGCGGATCAGTTGCGCGCCTCTGTGATCTTTTTTCATAGACGCGCCAGCAAAGCGGCCAACGTCTTCCAAACTGCCAGGCGCGCAGTTGGCACGGGCTTGTGTTGCAGTGCAATAGAACTGTTCCAATTTAAAATCTATTTGTAAGACATACCAAAAGATCAAGCGCTCAAACGCTGCGTTATGCGCCCTGATCTGGCCAGTGTAGTTGCGCACGCGCTCGGGGAATGGCTGGCTAGGCAGCCACGTCACCACGTCTTCATCGTCAAACGCATAAGATAACATTAGAACGTCAGTTGAGCTATCCTGCGCATAGTTATACACGCCCTTGGCGCGTAGGTCGCATTCACTGCGGGTTTCAAAATCTAACCAAAGCATTGGCGTCTCCTTTCCAATGGGCGCTCATAACGCCCATCAGAAAGTTAAGCGCTACGGCGACGGCGTGCAGGCGCCTTAGCAGCTTCCTGTTCGGCTGTTGGCCATGCTGGCTCGTCTGCTTTGGGCGCTTCGCCATCCATGCTCACCCACTCAACAACCTCAAACACTGGCGTGTAAATCTTGCCGTAGGATTTGTGAGCGTAGTGGTCTTTCTTCAGACGCACGACTGGCACTGGCTTGGTCTGGTCTTTCTCGACCTGCTCGGCCAAAGCAACGGCCAAAGTCTGAACCGCACGCTTGCCGCCCACTGACGTGGTGGTGAAGCGCGCTTCCATACCCTTGTCTTCGCCAGAGATGCACTTGAGTGACATGCCGACTTGAGTTTCCCAACCTTTTTTGGCTGAAGGTGGCGCCTCATCCAACTCAGGCAAAGGGTTGCTGACGGACACCATCTTCTCGCCCAGCACTTCGCCATCGCCCCAAGCGATGAAACCATGCACAAATGAGAAAGGATTGACAGCCCACACAGCGTCGTCTTCAGCTTCGGTTTGATCCGCACCAAAGACCCAGTGGCCGGTCTTGTCCATCTTAAGGATGACAACACCAGCAGGGCCGACTTCGGCTTGGATCGAACGCAAAGCGCTAGATAAAGTTGAAACGGCAGGCAAGTTTGCTTGAGAGAAGGTTACTAAATTTGACATGATTTTCCTTTACTGGAGTTTAGAAAGGGCAGCAGATAACTGTTTGCCCAAGAGCATTACTTCGGGTCGTGGATCATCCACGTTTGCCAAAGTATTACCTGACGAGATGGCGACCACTAGGTCTTCCGGTAGGCCGATCTTGCGCTTTTTAAGCGCCTTTTCGGCCTTGGCGGGGGAGACGACAGAAGTCTCCATCACTTCAGATTCTGTGAGGCCACACGCAAACAAAGCAATTTTTGCTTTCTCTTCGTCTGACCATGACCGGATGGCACGCTTAGCCACCAGTTTATATTCAGGCAACTTGGCGCCAGACTCAAGCATCTGCAATGCAAGGGCGCGCAAGTCTTTAATCCATTCCTCTAGCATATCAGCGGTCTTAAGGTAATCGCTAATCTGCACAGCCGGCAGTGCTTCAATTTGCACCTTAAGCGCACGGTCGGCAGCGCCCGTCATCTTGGGGCAAATCGGTTTGGCCGCGCACCAACGGCAATGGTCACCAACAGCCAGCTTGGCGTCTGGCTTCTCGGCTTGCTTGACAGCCTGCACCAACTCTAATTCAAACTCAGCAATGCGCGCAGGCGTTGTCACCCAGCGGCGGATTTCAGGTGGCTGCACAATAATGCACTCAATCTCAGTCACGCCATCAAACGCCCACTGCGCTTCTGGCGTGCGCATAGCGGCCGCCGCGTAGAACATCAACTGCGGGTTTTCCTCAACCTCAACCATAACGCCGTCACCAAATTTCCAATCCAAAACGACGGCGCGGTTACCAAGGCGGCCAATGAGATCAGTTGATCCAAACACGCCAGGCAACAGATCACCAAAGCCAACTCTAGTCTCTGCTTCAATTTCCATTTTTTGTTCGGGGTCGATGATGTCAAGGGCGCGCAAGGCTGGCCAGATTTTTTCTTCCACCAATTCAGGCGTAAGGATTTGATCTTCATAGCGTGTGCCAAGGTAATAGTCTGGTGGCTCCTCACCCATGATAAGTTCGGCCATGACGTTGTGTAGAAGTGTGCCTTCGTCAGCGTATTTGTTAGAAGGTCTTGGTGGCATTTTCTGCACCAGCGCCACACTGCCTGGGCAGTTGATGACGCGCTTTGCTGTAGAGCCGCCGACGATATTTGAATGTTGCACTTTACTGTCCTTTCGTTTATTGAGACTCAAATATAGCACAGAAATAATTGTTGTGCAAATCTTTTTTACATGTATACTTCACGGCATGCGTGAAAAAGAAATTGAAGTTTATTTTGATTGGGCGGTGCAACGCATCGGTGGCCGGACTTGGAAGTTTACATCTCCCGGACGCAAAGGTGTAGCAGACCGCATTGCGTGTTTACCCGATGGCCAAACTTGGTTTGTGGAATTGAAAACCAAAGGCGGCAGATTGTCGGAACTACAAAAACTATTTCAGACAGAGATGGCGCTGCTGCGCCAGAACTATGCGTGTTTATGGACTAAGGAGCATGTTAATGAGTGGATTAAAAGTATTAGTGGCGTGTGAATTTTCGGGGACTGTTAGAGAAGCGTTTGCTAAACGCGGGCATGACGCGTGGTCTTGTGATTTAGAGCCTACAGATGTACCTGGTAATCATTACCAAGGATCAGTGTTTGACATATTAGATGGGGGGG